AAGGTTAAAAGTGTAAAACAAAAGGCGCGTAAAGTTAAGGTAATTTCTAATTTTCAATTTATACCTTTTTTATCAAAATTAGCGCAATTAAAAGCTGATGCTTCGGTATTAGCCAAAATCAGAGTAACTTTATTAAATGAAAATAGATTGGCTTTATTTGGTGGATTACCCGAACCAATTACTCGCGGTGAAATATCAGAGCCTTACAATGCTGGATCAATACAGGGACCGGTATTATATGGAGTTGGTACCGGTAAGCCAGCACCAGCTAATATTACGACCATGACGCAACAATGGCCCCAAGGTCGTGATTTTAGTACTTATGTTGATACTGTGATATTAAACTTAATGGCTACAGCTGGAAAACTCCCCCCAGAGTATCATTTACCCTCTACTATACCTATACCACGATGCTGGGGTACAGGGATACCAGTAACATTTGGCCAAGGAAAGACTCAACCTGAATGGCCGTGGGATAAAGCTGGTGGTGGAACTAATCACGAGATGGAACATGCTATTAAATGTATTCTACAAGCTATGTTAAATTTCTTATCTCAAAGTAATACAGAAGATGATAGAACTATGCATGTTTTATTAAAAACTTTTTTCATAAGTATTTTAGGAGAAGGTGATTCTGATAAAGCCCAAATGTTTGCAGATAAAATTACAAAACTATTAAGAAAACAACAAGTAATTGCTGGTTTACCATCGTGTGCTTTATTTAATCAATTTAAATGTGGGCTTGACTTAATTAAAGTTGAATTAAAACAAATACCTGGTCAAGGATGGTTTTATGTAGAAGTATCCGCTAATATGGATGTATTAAATATTGTAAGTGAGGGTGTAGTTACCCCTATGAATGTGTTTACTCTTTTAGCAAAGAAGATGAAAGGAGCTAAAAGTCAGAGTGGAAAAATGGAACAAGGAAAATATAATCCAAAAGGTGGATGTAATTTTTATGGAATGGAGATGCCAGATGATGAGAATAAAGATGGTTCTGTGAGACATAGGAGTGCATGGGGTGTAAATGCGGGGTCAGATCCTAAAGCAAGATTAGATCTATGCTATAGGACTGTCGGGGGGAAACATTCCGATTCTCCTAGCGTCCATCAAATGATTAATGATGATGATATATATGCAGCAGAATTAGAATATTCTTATAGTCTAAAAAATATGCCTGAAGATCAATTAGCAAATTTAATGCTTGGAAGGACCAATATAGTATGTGAACAATATAATAAAATATCAAAAATACCTGTTATCGGTCAGATGCTAAGTGGTATTACATTAGCCGCATCATTAATGATGCTGAGTATCAGTATGGGTAGAGTCTTAGAAAGCGATGCTGATCTTAAAACTAGTAAAGATCCCCAGTTATATAAACTTGGTTCTAAAGCAACTGGATTTTTGACAAGGTTAGCAACAACTCCGATTTCACCCGGAGGAATCAGTTATATGGAACGATTTTTAACAGATACGAGTATTGATGCTGATCGGGCTGCTTTTCTTGCTAAAGTAAGTAATCCTGTTACAAGGGGTTATTTAGAAGCTCCGCTTGTTTTTGGACAAGGTGGAGGAGCCCTTGATATTAAAATAGATCAAGGGGGGTACCCCCCACTGAAAAGAGTAGTATCTTATGCAGGTGACGCTCCAACATCTCCTAATGCCGGCAAACCTATGGATCGGGGGGGGACCATGATGTCCACTCAACCCTTCACCGCCCCTACTCAAGAATCATATACAGGTTTAGAATTATTTTTAGATGATGTAGCTGAAGGTGGTGTTGCCGGAGTCTCTGCAGGACCTGAAGAAGTAGATATGGGTCAATCTAATGTGTTAAGTCCGGAAAATATTGCTCTTCTCGCTAGTCTGGGTATTGACGCCGCAGAAGATGATTTTTTGGAAAACGAGGCACTATTTTTAGATGTAGCTGAAGGTGGTGTTGCCGAAGTCTCTGCAGGATCTGAAGAAGTATATATGGGTCAATCTAATGTGTTAAGTCCGGAAAATATTGCTCTTCTCACCAGACTGGAGGATAGCCCCGAAAACGAGTTTAAAGAAAATGTAAAATTATTTTATGAGGTTGAATCATTACTGAGTAAGAGGTATGATGGATTAGAAGATGTATTTTCAAGGATTCTAGATGGAGATGATAAAGACGGTTTAGTTTATTATGATCAAATATTAAAGAATGAAGAAGTTGAAATATCACAAATTTTAAATACAGCTGGTTATAAAAAGAAAGAAACTGCACGTAAGAAAAAGAAAGAAACTGCACGTAAGAAAAAGAAAGAAACTGCACGTAAGAAAAAGAAAGAAACGGCACGTAAGAAAAAAGCAGCGACTCGTAAGAAAAGGAAAGAACCGACTTGTAAAAAAGCAGGTCAGACTAAAAAGAGAAAGCGTAGGCGAACTGTTAAAAAAGATAGTCTTTATCAAAGATTACTTAAAAGACTTGGTTTTTAAAAAATTAATCTATTTATTATAATATATGAAAAAATCTAATATTACTTTTTTATACATAGTAATTGGATTACTATTCCTTGTTATTATCTTAAGAGAAATAGATAATGATATTAATATAAATATTATTAAAGAAAAAGTATCTGATACAATTGATGAAGTAGAAGAAGTAAAAGAAAAGATTATAGAACCTAAAAGATATTATGATTCTAAATATCACCCTAGAAGAGCCATGAGAATTAATGTTCCGACTAGAGGAGAACCCCCACCATATCAACAAGTAGGTATCTTAACTGATACATATAATCCTGAAAATATTAAACCTCTATATGGTAGACAAACCTATAGAGGATCAAATCAGTGGAATTATTTTACATCTTTAGATTCTCATTTAGCTACTAAAATACCTATTGAATTAAATAATAATGATTGCACAGATGAAAGGGGTTGTAAAGAAATATATAAAAATGATACTTTAACTGTTAATGGTGATAATGAATATAAAGCAAATATATATCAAACATATGCTCCTAGATATATTCCTTATTAATCTAATTTTTCATCTTCATCAGAATTAGAGTTATCTGTATCCGACTCAGTATCTTCTTCGGTAGTTTCTTCTGAATCACATTCACCTTCATCCTCTAAAAATTCACTTGGTTTAATATTCATTAAGGGATAATAACTTAAAGGTGAAAAATATAAATAACGACCAGCTTCCCTAAATCCATCAACCATTTCATCAAAAAGATAAATAATTCTCTCAAAATAATTATGTTTATGATTTAACTTAACATTATCATATCTTTCATAAATATCATCTATAAATTCAGATACATTATTATCTTCTTCCACATAATCATTTAAATAATCTATTAGATTATCTAATGAATTTTCAATCATCTCTAATAAATTCATCTTATTTTTATATGAAATATCTTTATCATAATCTACTATATTTAATATATGATGATACGTAAAATAAATAGGATATTCTAATGATTTTAATTTACTACATGTATCAAAATTATCTTTCTCAATTAAATTTAATATATTATTATCACTTATTAGAAATAAAGAATCACTGTATACTTCATCTAATAATTTTAAGTTGTCATATGCTAATTTGTTCATAATTGTTATTAGTATATGTATTAAATATTTTTTTAAATAAAAAATTAAGAGATATAAAAAATTTAAGCACAAAGATGTCTGATGTCTTTTAAACTAGCGTTGTCGAGCTCTCCCCCTTTCATGCCATTCTGCTTTAAACATAAAATGGCTTCTGAAAGGGGCATGTCCTTAAAATTTTCGTGCTCTGCTTCTACTTCTTCTCTTGTGCGATCACCGAATTCTTTTTTGCTTACGGACTGACCATCGGTTTCAGCATCAGCATGATCTGTTCCTCCGGAATAATTTGCCTCTGTTGGCAATCTTTTTTTCGCAACGTCCTGCGCGTTCTCGACACCTTTTTTTGCATTACTCCAGATACTTTTGTTTTGAACACCTTCTAATAATACTTTTTGAAGAGGTTCAAATATATATATACTACCAAAATACATAATAATAAATACGACAACAGAATGTATTAATAATAATATATTTTTATCATGAACTTTTAGAATACTATCAACGGTCTTGAAAGTTAAAGGATGAGCGATAATTAAAAATACAATTCCAGCGAAAACAGAATGTTGTATCATTTTATCATTCATTTTAGAATTTAATACAGAGCGAGTTTTATTAAACATATCCATTTTTATAATATAAATAAATATTTTATTTATAAGATATTATTTAAAATTAAAGAATAAAATAATTTTATTTTATCTAAGGAGTTGTAGTTTTTGTCATTGTGTCATTCCATAATCTTCATAATTTTCAATTACATAACATGTTTAATTTTTTCTTCAGCTTTTTTCGCTAAATATTTTCTATTTTCGTATGCGTGTTCTAATTCACCCTTAGCTTTTTTCGCTAAATCATTTCTATGTTCGTATCCGTGTTCTAATTCACCCCTAGCTTTTTTCGCTAAATATTTTCTATTTTCGTATGCGTGTTCTAATTCACCCTTAGCTTTTTTCGCTAAATCTTTTCTATGTTCGTATCCGTGTTTTAATTCACCCTCGGCTTTTTTTAATAAATTATTTCTTGCAGACACTCCTTTTTTAAAAGCACTTTTAATGGTCCCGAACTCTTTATCTAAAAATCCTTCTAATAATACTTTTTGAAGAGGTTCAAATATATATATACTACCAAAATACATAATAATAATTACAACAACTGAATGTATTATTAATGATATATTTTTATCATGGACTTTTAGAATACTATCAACAGTCTTGAAAGTTAAAGGATGTGCAACAATTAAAAATACAATTGCTGCGAAAACAGAATGCTGAATCATTTTATCATGCATTTTTTCACTCATTAAACTACGCCCTTGTTTTAAAAAATCCATTTTATATACTATAAAATAAATAATTTAAGATTAATTTTCTAAAAACTCTCTTCTAATAAATAATCCCTTTACATGAATATATTCATAAACTTTATTATCTAAAATAATACCACACATTTGTTCATAATTCTTATGAGTTTCTAAAATGATTATATCAAATTGAATATTCTTAAATAAATCCCACGCTGGATGTTTTGATGAATATAAAAATACATTAAAATTATTATCTATACTTTTTACCATTTTACTTAACTTCGTTTGTTTCCATTTTTCAGTTATATTATGAGTTTTCCATCTACTATCATTTTCAACGTTCACTAAAAATTCACTCTCTAAACCTAATATAGATATTTCATCACTAAATAATTCATTGATATATTTCTTAAAAGGATGATCTAAAATATTTATTTCTGAAATTATTTCAGGTATCTTTATATTTAAACCATCAATACTTACTTTTACTGGTTTATATTGATTAATATTATGAATACTTAAAAGTTGAATAGTATCATAATAATTGTCCATTTTACGATCTATACCATTATCATAATGAAAAGCTTTCCCTTCATCTGTTGTATCTGACCATTGAAATCCTCTTCGTTTCCAAAATTCACGTGTATGAAATAATGTAGATTCATATATTTTAAATGGAGATTCTGTCTTATATAGTTCTTTACCATACATATCATATGCTAGACATGTATCACAAAAAATACATTCGGCACCTAAACGTTTCATAAATGATAATTTACGCTGAATACTTTTAGGATTATATATACAATCCATATTCATATGAAAAATATTTTCATGACTACTCATTCCACAACCATAATCTCTTAAAAAACCATCTGGTAGTCTCCCTCTTTTCTTTTCATAATATAATAAACTCTTATTTGGTTGTTTAAAATTATCAATGATTTCTTTATTGTATTTTTCTACTTCTGTATTATCTAAATGTAAATATAATATATTATCTAAATCACAAAATTCTTTGATCAAGCTTTGTTTGCCATCGTCTACAATGACTAATTCTAAATCATCTTTATTTAAGAAATGATTATAATTATCTCGGATTAAAGGTATAAATTCTTTATCACCATGAAGAACTGTAATAATTGATACTTTCTCAGACATATTATAATGTTAAAAGAATAAATATATTTTTAAATAAACTTACTTTAATTTATTTATTTCTTTTAATTTTTCTTCAATTAATTTACCGATTTCTAAAAGTGTTTCTTTATCTTTAATATTCATTATAATATTTTTCATCTTTTCATAATGAGAAAAAGGATTTATATCTTCAAAAGGATTTAAAATTTGGTCCATATATTATTATTATTATATATAAACTTTAATATGAATTTATTAAAATACTTAAACCCAATACAAAAGATAAATACTGGACCATATACAAAATATACTTTATCATTATCAAATATACATTTAATAAGATGGGAACCTAATTCTAGTACGGATATTCATAATCATGATAATAAAGATTGTGAATTTATTGTATTAAATGGATCACTTCACGAAACACGGTATAGTGATAAATATTTAGGTTCATTGTATAGTAGTCGTTGTATTGAACCATTAGTGAATACAATGATAAAAAAATCAGATGGTTATCATCAAATGTTTAATTTTGATAATAGAGTAAAATATAGTATTCATAGATATTATGATTAAAATTATCATTTTATCTTTTTATATCTTTTGCTTTGTTTATTTTTCTTACGTCTATTAGTTTGTTTCTTCTTATTTTTCTTTTTCATAGATCTTATGCCCACCCTTCCTCCCCCGTAACAACCAAATCTCCTACTTTTACTCTTACTCTTTACTACAGGTTTTGGTTCAGATTCACCCCCAGATTGCGAGGTGGGGGTGGGTTCATTAGACGACAACCAGGCATGGTATTGAGCAACTTCGTATGAAGGGGGGTCTTGTGATACCTGGGTTTCGGGGGTGAGTTCTTTAGACAAGTGATCGAGGTATCGAGCAACTCCGTATGAAGGGGGTGGGCCTTGTGATACCTGGGTTTCGGTAGACTCTTTGAGCCTTTCGAGCCTTTCGAGCCTTTTGAGCCTTTCGAGCTGTGGGTCGAGTGGGTCGAGTGGTGCCTGGGTTTCGGGTCCTTTGAGCCTACTATTTGTAGACACACCATCCCCCTCAGTAGTATTTCCCTCTTGATTTCCCACACCAGCTAAGCCAGACATTTCATCACGTAATTCTTTAATTTTATCGCGAATCAGTCGATCTTGTATGATTTTCCAGGCGACAAATTGTGTCTCCCCAGCATCTTTTTTCATTTGAAACTTCTCGTTTAATTCTTTTTTTTTTAATTTCAAGCTACTTATATTTTCTCCCAAGGCTTTTCTGTCTCGATTTTCGAGTGCCATTTTATAATATATAAAATAAAATAAAATATATAAAAAATAAAATATATTTAAATTTTATCTTTTTCTTTTAGTATTTTTTTATCTTTAATTTTTTTAGTTTTACGTCTACTTATTTTAATTTTTCTTTTTAATTTTTTTAGTTTTACGTCTACTTATTTTACTTTTTTTATTATATTTACGTCTACTATATTTTTTCTTTTTAGTCTTTTTAATATTACTTTTTTTTCCGCCACCACCATGTATGTTATGTGAAATTATACTGTGTGGTGGGGGGATGCCCTCTTGCACTGTCGGGAGGGCGATTCCACGTGATTGCCTATTTGATGGTGGACCGGACTCTGCAGGGTCACGTGCGCCCGACGCCGAGCTGCGAACAAGGATCGAGAGTGCGACCGGTGGTCTTCTGCGCTCAGGGATCGCGGGTGGTTGGTTCACAGGGGTCGCGAGTGCAGGGATCGCGGGTGCAGGGATCGCGGGTGCAGGGATCGCGGGTGCAGGGATCGCGGGTGCCGCTGCGGACGCCTCCGCCGCCGCTCGCGCCTCACCTGCCGCCGCCGCCGCTCGCGCCTCACCTGCCGCCGCCTCTAGATACTCCATTAAAGATGGATTATATTCTTTCGCAATAACATTCCACAATTCTTCATGTTCTCTTTTTTTTAATTCCAAATCCTTCACAGCTGTGGAGACTGAATCTGGTAATAGAGAACCCGCCCACCAATCCTCGTCATGGTTCCCCTGTTCTGCTTTACGTGTATTTAACACATCTTTTAAATTAAGTATTTCTTTCGCCGAATTAACAAATTTTTCCATATGTTCTATTATTTCCCTGCGTTTTAATTTCGGTGGCATTATAGTTTAAATAATATAAAAAAATAGAATTGATTATTTTTTTACCATAATAATGATTATTATATATCTTTGTTTAAAATTATTTATTCAATCTTTTATGATTTTCTTTTTTTAGTTTGTTTTCTTCTTTTAGTCGGTTTACGTCTTTTAGTCTGTTTTGTTTTTCTTACATTGCCCCTTCCTCTACCTTTACAATATCTTTTCTTACTCTTGGTTCGTCTCTTCGCAGATTTCCGCCCTCCTCCTTTATTAACTGGAGGCATACCTTCTGGTATAGGTAC